AGTTGCCTACAGAATCCTTGGCACGGATGAAGAACGTTCCAGACTTCAAAGGAACAATCTTTCGCGTGCTACTGCCGTTTACAGCAGGAACAATCTTCTGCGACCGACCCCAAGTTGCGTTTGCATCGGTGTGGGACGTATGCCGGATCTCAACCGTTCCACCAACACGCACATCAAGATCAGTTGACTGCGGCCAGTGCAGCTCAGCGTTGTGCTGGTCGATCGGCGTAATGTTTAGGCTTGCGATGTTGGCTGGCGGTGCAGTTTTACCAACAGCAGTAAACGTTGTAGATGCTGTCAGCGACTCAATCGTTTTGGTGACGCCATAGTTCAGTGCCGTCACCTCAATGGTGTAAACGCCAACGTCACTGTTCTGAATCGTTAGGTCAGGGACCGACGTTTCAACCGTCGTGTAATTGTCACTGTCAAGGCGATAACGCACCCGATACTTGTTGGCACGGCGAGATTGCTGCCAACCGATGACCAGCTTCTGCAGCACTGTGCCAGCAGACTCATAGAGAACCTCTTGCACGTCGAGGTTGGTCGGGGCCTCAGGTTTGTCATTCAGGATGCTGACATCACGTTGCGTCAGCTCACGATCAAGCTCAATCGCGTTGTACTTGCTCGGGTTATGAGCAACAGCGGTGACGCCAAAGGTGTCTTTGTTTTCCTCTACAGAAACAACACGCCAAGTAGACAGCACAACGCTTTCATCGCCTGACGTGTAGCCAATAGCAAAAGGTGCGCCCTTAACTGGTGCTTGCGAAAACGCTGCCCCAGGCGTGATCGTGTTGCCAACAATTGAACAGTTGTTGTCTTTCTCTACCGTCTGATCTGGCAGGACGATATTCAACGTAAACGGGTTAGGCGCAGACGCACCAAACATCTGCGTGTCACTGCGATCGACCTTAATTGATGTGGTTGTAGACCCATCAGCAATGCGGCCTGCAATCGTTATGCCTGCACGGACTGGATCGCCAATTTTGATGTAATCACCAGGGCGAACAGTTATGCCAGCCGCAATGTCAGTTTCAAAGCTGACGACTTCGCTTTCATTCTGTTCGGTGTAAAGCAACCACCGTCCCAAGCGATGAGCCTGCCCTTGACTGGTGCAAGCAAAAGCGTTGATCTGCGTTTTGATGTAGCCATATTTTTTAATAGCCTCCTCGTCTTCTACAAGCTCATAAACATAATCGCGCAAATCAACGTCAAAGTATTTGACAGACACGCAAGTGTGGCGGGTCTTAAGACTTGAACCGCTGTAGTTAAACCCAGCCTCTGTGACGTTGGTTTGGTTGAAAATGTAAGCAAAGTCGCCAGGTGCATCCTGGGCAATCGACAACGCACCTTCAGACCAGAACGGCATTGCCCTAAATACTGAGCAAAGCTGCTGCACAAGGTCGTAAGCCTCGGTGCTGGTCTGGATTGATGTGTTACAGCTAAATCGCGCCTCACCACGAACAAGACCGTTGCAATACTGCGAAGCTGCGTAGAACGAATAAATATCCAGATTGCTCGCAACACCGTCAAACGTTCCAGCAAAATCAGCGTCAAGCTCTGGCGCAGTAAGAATCTGTTTGCCAAGCCCATAACGGGTGTTTGTCAGCAGATCCCACAGCACCCAAGCTGGGTCGTTCGTCCATTCTCTTGCAGACTTAAATGTGCCGTTGAATGTCCCGCTGTAGGTGATCCTGCCAGTGCTGCTGATCGTTGCGTTATGTGGAACCCGTAGAGTCATTCCACGGATTCGATATGCCCGATCAGGGATTTGCGGGAACTGCTGTGCGTCAACCTTCAGCGCAAACAAGGCGCTGTTTGGATAACGGAAGCGATCGTTGATCTTTTCTGTGTAGCTGTACCAAATTAAAGTATCTGAAATTGTGTCGTTGGTCGTAACCTCTTGCGTCGTTCGCGTTACACGAATAGTGACAGGAAAGCTCCCAGTTATAGGAAAATTAACGACTTTTTGGAATAAATCAGGAGTTCGACCTTCAATCTTAAAAGGAGAGTTTGGGATCTCGTTGAATCCAGTGCCGTTGTAATCAACTTCAACTTTGAAGTCAATAAACGAACCCCTTTGGTCCCCTTTGTTTGTGATTTTTGTAAGAGCAGGAGTGCCGACTGTAAGGCGAACTGCTGTTACGTTTGTGTCTGTAATCGTGCGAGTTACTGGCGTTCCGTTTGCAACATACGTTCCAGAGCTTTGCCCAGTCGCATCAGCTTTTGGAACTTCAGTGTTAACTGTAAATTCTTGCTGGTTTGCCCAGCCATAGCTGACATTGCCTTCTTGCTCAATAATTTCAGTTACTGGTTGGTTCTGCCTGCCTAGCCGTGTCTCAAAATTGGCCTCTGATACGTCAAAATTACAAAACTGTTGGACATCAGCTAACGTTGTACTTGAAGTAACAGTTGTATCTGGCTGCAGGATTGGAGTGTTATTGAAGAAAACATCTTTCAACGCAGCAACGTTATAGGCAACACTGTTGCTATCAAAATCAAGCCCTGCGTCAATAGCCGACGGGAAGCCAGCAATCTTGCCTTCAGACAGCAGATCAACAATTCGCGCTATCTGCCTTGTATTTAGGCTATCCGGATCAATTCCCATTTATGCCACCTCGTCAACGTTGAGACCTTGGCTGATGATAATGCTGCCCACTACGGTCTCCCCATAAACCACCGGAATGGTTGAGCCTTCCCTAGCGGTTTGTTGGATGCCTGAAAAACCGTAGTTGTTGCGTGGGTCGTTGTCGAACTCAGGCGGTGCTGGCGGCTGCGGCGAAATCATTTGAGCAACACCGCCTAAAACCAAAGCAATACCGATGTTGCCTGCTACTGCAGCAGCACTAAATGAACCAGCCGCAGCAGTCGAAACAAAACCAACACCTTTAGAACCTAAAGCGAATCCTGCGCCAGATGAGGCTATAGCAATACCAATCAACGCCGCTCCAGCAAGCACCTTTCCAACGCCACCACCCGCACCAGACACAACAGGAATCACCTGCACTACGTCATCCACAGCCAGCGGATAGCCAAGCTGCTCAGGGCAGTCAGCTAGCTGCAGATCATGCGGGCCAACTGCAACCTTGTAATAACCATCCCGCATCAACCCCCGCAGCTCAGGGAAGTTACACAGCAAAAACTTAATGGCGTCAGCTGGAACGCGAACAAACGCCTCAAACACGCTCTGACCGCAGTGCTCTGCCAAGTGCCCGTAAACCTTGACCGTGCGGAGCATCTGCCGTCAGCCGCTATACCTAACAATTCTACCGGTCACTTTTTGCCAATACCCATCAAACAAATCACGAGATGACAAGCGGCCTTGCAGTTGGTGCAAGATCCGCTGCTCACCGATGTAGACCGCTACATGATTGAGCCCAGGCGATCCATCCAAGCTCATTAACAACGCATCACCCTTCTGCGGTTCTGTCGATCCGGTGTCCACAAACCCAGTGTCTGCAAGGCATTGCTCAAACAAAGGCGAACGACGAAACGCCTCTGCACTTGCCGGACGCTGCCAGTCACGCAGCTTGATGCTCATTTCTCGGCGGTAGTAATCGCGAACCAATGTCCAGCAGTCAGACACGCCCCACACCCACTCGCGCCCAATCAGCGGAGCCTTGTAGCCAGATGGCTTCACACGGCACCAGCTGTCGTTTAGCAAACTGACGATGTGCCAAGGCAGCCCAAACTGCTCGCACGCCATCCTGTCCGCTTCACTGGCAACCGCAGGCGTCTGAGGATGGCTGTGAACGATGGCAAGAATTGTCCCAGCATCTTCCGCCGCTGCATAGTCAAACGGATCAAGGATGAAAAAGTCATCTTCCGTAGAGACGTTCCTGCAGGGCCAATACCGCTGACGGCCTCTTACAACAACAAGCAAACCGCATGACTCACGCGGTGCCTGCTGTTTTGCATGCTTAAGCGCAGCTTGTTGCCAATCAAGCATTAACGAACCGTTCCAACACCAGGGAAGGACCCAAACGGCAATCCGCCATGGTCATCTTTCCCAGTAGGAAAACGCTTCCTGCAACTGCTAAGTCGCTTGCCGCATACATCTTGGTCAGGCGCAGCAGTCGCAACATCAACAGTTGGCTCAGTTGTCACTGCACCATTACTTGACCGCCAAATCACGCGGTTCCCCGCAGAGTTTTGAATTTGAATGCGGCCATCAGTTCTAAGTTTGAGCTGATAAACGCCGTCCCAGTTGTCGCTGGTGATCGCATAGGCCGCTCCAACTGTGGACAACGTGCCGTTTGGGTTATTGCGAAATGGGTTGCTTGAGCTGATGTCTACGCCTGCTACGAACGTCTCACCGTCCTGCCACAAGCCAGTTGATCCCGTGACGCTTGCAGAGGCGATGCTGTTCCATGAAAAACTTTGCCCGCTGTAATGAGTGGCAGACAAGGCTCCTGAGGTAAACGTGAACGAAATCGTCACAGTTCTGTTCTGACTGCCAGCTCCATAACCCTGATGGCCGTTTTCAGTGAATGTGACGCTGTAAGCGGAACTTGTCTGCCCTGCTGCTGTAGGCGTTGAGCCGCCACCATCTATAACAACAATTTCGTACCCAAACGCGCCGGGGCGTCCGCCATAGACATCAAGAGGCGTCCAGTTTTGGAACGTCACGCCACTGGTGCCAGTCTTTACGTCCCCAATCTTTTTAAGGCCAGGATTCCAAATAAACTCCCCGATGTTGTCGTTACGGTCGATTGGCAAGTTGCCATTAGTCGCCATCCGCAACTGGTAGTTTCCACCGCCACCAGGGCTGT